ACGCTTAAACAACAATTCCATGACCTCTTAAACCATTTAAAGCGCCAATAGCTGTTTTTTTCATGATATTAGAATGGCATCGACTTAGTCTAACTCTCCTGTCTCATCTCCTAATGGTTCCTCCTGGACTTCTATTTGATCTTCCAACTGTGGGTCAATCTCTAGAGGGTTGGTAGCTCCCCATTGCATATACGATATACCACTCCTGGCCTTTAATATGCTAACTTTGGCATTCCTATCTAACTTGCCTAATATTCCATCACAGACTTTTTCATCCTCCTGGGTGTAGTCCCTTTGAATAGGCCTTCCCCCATACAACATATAGATCAATCTAGTCATTTGTTGGGTTATGCCGGCTTTCGGTCCAGGATCGACCATTTTCATATTTTTGCCTAAGCCAAATCTCCAAGTAGTGAAATGACCCAGTAATTTCTTCGATTTTTTCTTGTAAATTGGACCACTTAATCCTACAGAGACAGCAGATTCTCTCTGGTAACGTTCATTTATTAATCTAAAACTAATATTATCTTTGAACATGAAGGAGACACCGAACCAGATTCCAAACATGCAAGCGACAGCTCTCTGTAATTGAGTAGAAACAGGCATTTTCATAGTCCTCCGATACCAGCTAGTGACTGGTAAGACATGTCTAGTAACAACAAATCCAAGTATCCACATAACATTGAATGGGTGTAGTCCTTTTCTGCACTCCAGCCTAAGCGCTTCCGAGATCCAAAGAGCGAATCCGGTGTCGGTACCTACACTTGCTAAAAATATGGCAATGTCCTCAAGCGATCTATAGGGTACGTGGTCATAAAGCCCGACAGCGATGTTATCCAAACCGAAAGCTCTTCCCCTGGCAAACTCGTTGTCAGATGTTGCGTTAACCTTTAATGCACTGTAAATCTCTCTCATGGATGTGTTAGTCAGCACCGTGGGAGTTGGAGAATCAGGTTGTTTGAGCCCTTTACAGATAAGATAAACCTCTGATGTGAAGGATCCTTGAGAATCTGGCATGAAAGCATACACCTCAGAGTAATAAAATCCAGCTCGATGAATGAAAGTGTGTGTTTGTGTGATTCGTCTCCAATAAGTCTTATAGATCACCAAAGCGTTCTTACCTCTTAGTATCTTAAGTGAGTACTCAAGCAGAAGCTGTTCTATCTTATCACTTGTGGTATCGTCTTGGACTTCCGCATCACAACATATAATACGGATGTCTAGCTGATGAGTCTTAATAATACTTAAGAAATTTTCCCAAGTAGGAACCTCACTCAAATCTGATGGGTCTTCCCAACACGAGTTGTAATTGACACATCTGCCACACACCTCATCTCCAGACATAGTGTATGCTCCAGGGCCCGCAGGGGCCAACCCTTTAAAACTTTCCCCGCCAAGATCTAGTTTCGAGTTGAATATCACTCTGGACCCGCTGTATTTTCTTAGATGATTGGCTCCAATACCCCCAGATCCATCTCCACAGAAAATTCCATCTCCACTTGTCTCAAACTCAGCCATGATATCTTTGTACTTGTAATGGGCACCAGTACTTAATTGAACTACTCTCAGTGAAGACATTAGTGTGCATCGAATCTGCTTCACTCTTAACTGATAACCAGGCCAATTTGTAGGGTCTTCATCCAGGGGCTGGTAATCAAGCCTAACCCTAGAGCCTCCTGTACCCGAATACTCATTGTATTGTTTCCAGACAACTTGTTCAATATGGACAACGGGAGGTACCATCCTGCTTGCAGCATGTCGAGCTTCAGATGATACCACGTGGTACCCGGGATAATCCGGATTTCTTAGACACTCCTCGAGCAAATCAAATTGTTCTCTTGTTATCTTTGATTCATTATAGGCTGCAAGAAGTTCCAAAGTTCTTTTGGCTCGATTCAATTTCTTCAAGTCATCCCCTGAAAGCTTCTCATGTCTGAAAACCGGCAAAATAGCTTCAGCAGTTCTAAACAATCCTATCACGTATTCAGTATACATGTCGGCAAAAATGACAACATCATAGGTGACCCATCTGTCATCCACTTCCCTGTCTGCAATAAGACGTTTCAGAAACCACCTCTTGAGGACGTCAGATACTTCTAAGGGGAGAGCAGGGTAACTCTTAATTATATCCGCCCCTGTTCTTCTCAGAAAGGGGCGAAATTGACTGTGATTTACCATGTTGGACAAGTTGGTCATCAACACAGCTCTGTCCACAATGTCCCAATAACTGCCCTCAAATTTTAACCGTGCCTTCTCACTTAAGGATCCATACCTAGTGTACAAAGGAGTTAAAGTAGCGCCCAGGCAAAATCCCCGTGCTATCCCTTCCATATAAACCAAAGGTGATACCTTGCGAGTGATGGAGGTTGGAAACAATGTAGTGGCGGCTTCATCAGTAGTGTTGTCGTACACAGCAACCCCCCACAAAAATCCTTGAGCTCTACCTAAATACCAGGATTGTAATTGATTTTCCTGTTCATCCCAGTTCAAGTTCCAAGGTATGGATATTCTAGGTACATGTTTGACCTCTAGGTCATGAGCTAACATGGTTCTGACACTTCTAGACATATCCTGGAATTCGAAGATAGTGGGTGACTCGAGGATCTCTTCTTCAATGACTCTTAAGCAAAGTTTATCTCTTATATGGAAGTGAGTTGTGTCAGTTTCAGAGTATGGATTAGTTCTTAGTGTGGAGATCACACTTGCCCAGATCAATAGAGATTGGTACATGAAATCATAATTTTCTTCGTTGATGTCACCCATCGTGTCTGTAGTGACAGTAGTGTACATTAGAAAATTGAATCCTACCCCCGGCACCCCTTCATTGGAGACCCGAGCACATCTTAGTCGATGTTTGCTACTCCCTGTCCTTTGGTAATTTCGAACCTCATCTCTCAAATCAATCCCCGTTAGGCTATATAAGTTGTTGTATATTGATTCCGCAAGGTTAGAGCCGGGAACCACAAACCAGTTTATTGCTCTACGCAGGTCATTAGCTCTCCTTAGAAACGCAACATCGATCTGTTTCTCCCATGGTTGGTGGACACTCGTTGACTCCTTAGTTTTAGAACCTAAATAAGGTGTTAAAGGACCTCTGGTCCATCTGCTTCGCTTAGACAACGGTATCTTCTTTGATACAGCGTGCGGTCCGTCACAGTTGTAAATACAATACCTTTCTACCAACATCTCTGCAGGATGGGGAGTTGTAACCCCTATTAGATTAGGTCCCCATGAGAGAGTTCTTAGTTGATCTGCTCTTGATGCAGAGCAATCCCAGATATCATCAAACAAATCTCCTTTGAACCCTTTGTAAAGGCTGGCAATGGAATAAATCTCACTTTTTAAGATTACTTTGTATACCTCATTTGGAAACTTCCGGGAAAACACTTTCTTAATTGTTCTAGAGTTCTGGAAAACTGATACAATCCCTTCTGCTATGCGAAAGTAAGTGCCAGTGTAGAACTCACTTAGAAATCTTGGAAAGACAGGTCTGATTGATAGCAACCAGGACACAAACTGTTCGTGATAGTGATCAGTGTACAGCAATGATTCCTTAACAAGGCGGTTTTCCAACCTCTCTGTCCTTGCTAAGTCTAACAACCCCTCCTTCACCTTATTCTTGATCATTGTATTGCTTGACAGCCCACTAGGGATGTTCAGTGATGTCGGGTCTTCCAATAGTCTTGTTTGAGCTTCAAGGGTTTGAGTCCCTAGGCGGGGATTTCCACATTCGACAGCAATCCTGCGTATCACGTGGTCTTCAGTGTTGTCATACATTAATCTCCACCAGGTCAAAGATTCTGTCACTGGATCGGGGAATCTACTTAAGAAAAATCTCAGCAGATTTGTACCACAAACACCCCCTACACTAGGGTCTTTATACAGTAATCGAACAAAAAACTCTCTGCGCTTGTCAAAGTCGGTGCAATGGTATCTGATGGGGTCAGCTCCAGTTATGGGGTTAAATAAACTTAGCATAGCTCCACAAAATGCTCCGAAGAAATTATGCTGATACAGGATTTCTATGGGATCCTCCGAGTGCTGACTTACAGACAGGGCTGCTGTTGTGCCCCCAGCAATAGAATTGGCAAAGTTGGGAATCTGATCATTTGTTACAGTACTCACTCTTGACCATCTTTTAGTCTCTAAGGGAATCACCTTCCCTCGATATACAGGAACTTTTCCATAGATTAAGAGTTCGGCTGATGTAACGACCTCATCCTCATTGATTTTCAGTCCCAGCTTGCCTGTCGCTTTTCTTATTCTGTCCATTATTGTCTGATTGTTCTCCCAGATGTTCAGAACCTCTCGTTTCATTGCCTCATCGGTGTTCTTGGACACTAGGGTGTATTGAGTTATCACGATCTGATTGTCACCTTGAGCTAAAAACCGAGTACCTGTATTCCTGGTTAGTGCTTCCCTCCTTAATACTAAGTAGTTTAATATACTCCATCCCTTCTGTCTAAGCCCTTCAAAACCTCCAAGCTGCCCCTCCCAACAGACTGTCGCCCCTTCTTTATTGTAGACTCTCCCGTTTTCTACCACCATTAGATCTGGTCGATCATTGTAATAAATCAAAGAATTTTGGAATGCTATATGAGTTAAAGAGATGATGTTGGGATAACCTAAAAATTTTCCCATCACTGTGAAGACTGGGTTGTTTGATTCAAACCTTTGTCTGTTGTTCCATTTTTCATAGTCAAGTGAGTTAGCAACATAGATCTTGTCATAAGTATCTAAACCTTGCCCCTTAGTTGCAGTCAACAATTTTTTGGTCATTGTTGTTAAGTCATCTGCTACTGTGAGTCCTGAAAAGAGAGGCACAAAATGCAGCTTTATTAGATACTCTGTAATTACAAAGTATAATCTTAGTCTCCAACTCATGAGGGCAAAATACCTCCCAGCATCCTTCAGTTCTCTCTCTTTGGCCTTCAAACCAATTACAAGATCTTCCCAAGTGAAGCCGTCCTCATTCAGCTCTCTCAGAAATTCCGGAATGTTAGGGCATTGTGTCCTTAATAATGTTTCCATGACCCTTAATGCGGGTATTGGTTTGTAAGGATTTAGCTGAATATGTTTTAACACATCACTTCTGATCATAGAGTGAGCTTTGTCTGAATACAAATCTGTCATGTCTATCGTGTCAGGGATGTCAAAACAAGGGAGTAGCTCCAATGTATGCCAATTATGTCCAAAGTCCTCTATAACTTTTGCGGTGGGCCAGACGCCTTCTTCTATGCACTTTTTCAGGGGGGAATCATGTTCAAGCCCATATGTTGTTGCAAACCATTTCTTCCTTTTGTAAAATTGGTCTTTCAAAACTATAAATGCCAAGTCACTGGCCAAAACATTTGCATAGTCTCGATCTACTTCTATATGTTCGGTCACTCTGGAAAATAGACTATGAAGACCGTCCATATAATTGATGTACGGGTGTCCCCAATGACGAAAGGCCCCGTAGAATTGACCTACCATCCATGGATCTTGTTCCAATTTGACGATGCGAAAGAAATTGTTAGCTTGTCCTAGCATTTCAGGAAATTCCTGCAACGTTCTTTCAAGATGATCTCTTAATGTACTAGACAAAGGAATAAGAGGTCGATGACTCTGACCGAGCTCATTCCATCGTTCCGTACATACAGCTTCAATTAGTTTAATTACCTTATATGCGTTATTTCCAAATGAAGATAATAGCCTATCTCCCTGATGGTACAACAACCTCATTTTTAAGTAGTCATCGTCCCCAGTTTGTCTATCCGTCCTAGATAATAACGACAACTTGGACATTACTCTAGCTAATGCAATATCTTTCAACATCAATAAGAAGTTCTTGTCTAACAAACAGTTGGTAGATTTGTGATATGCAAACTTCTTTGTCACTACCCATACAAATCTGGTGGAGCTCTCCCCCAGAACTTTGATCGAGTCCCATTCAGGTTTTGATTTCCACGTTTTCAGTTTCAGTAATTCCTTTGTCCAATTTGGCACGCCATACACTGAACTTGAGTTCATTAGATGAGTAATGAAGTGCAAGTTGATGAAGGAATTCCATTCACGACCTAACTCAATGTCTTCGTTTCTCCAACCATGCAATCGATCAAATCTGGTGTCATAAGCAGGGGGGTCTGGTTCTGCATTCAAAATGAATCTTTCAGTTATCTCCGGGATATCTTTTGTCATCTCCCAGACTTCCCTCCAGCGCTCTAACACATCTTCCTTACATATTGAGGTGTCATCATTGTAGAGGAGATCATGTATTAAGTTATGATGGATATCAGGAGAACTTAAATGAATGAGAGGAACTTTTAACTTAATTAAGACTTTTTTAAGTAATTTTAAGTCATCATCCAGATGAGCGAACCGGGGATCTCTTTGTGCTTTATGCATGTAATTGGATGCGTATTCTATCTCGTCTTTTATTAAAGGGGAATTTAAATTAAAGTCTTGATTAGACAAGCCGATTTTATTATTGTACAGATCTTGTTGCAAAACATCATCATCCCAAATCCATTGGTCTATCTCATCGAATTCTATGGTTTCTTGTTCAAGTGGGTCATTTTCAACATCTAGATTGAATTCTTCGTAAATTAGATCCATGATGAAGAATTCTGATTAGGATTGTTGTTGTTTTTTTCATGTTACCAGTGAACAGGTCGATCTATTTTGACTGTTTCTAAATTAGTCCTCAAAGGTAGCATCTCTATATCGTTGTTCTGTCTAGAGGTCGTAGACAAGCATCGTCTGATGCGACCAAAACAACAACAGCAAACAACAAGCAGAAATCCACACAAACAGCCAAGCAACAACAACTTCCCCCAAATCTTCTCCCATAGGTTTGACAACCATTCTCCAACGTCTATGCTATCTCTTCCCTCCAGAGTAGTCAAATGACCGGTCAGATTTTCTCTAGCAAGGTGTTTGATTATCGGATGCTCTATTGTCCTCATCTCATGCAAGATATCAAGGGATAGAGCATACTCCTTCTTTAGCACTTCCAATCTAGGGATGACAACCTTACCTTCAGTCCTGTGTACCCCGTTAAAACCTGAGTCAATGCCAGGATAGCCGCTGTCTACCCAATCCCACCAATAAGCATTGGTTCCATTTGGGAAAGTCCCAATTTGCCTGGAAGTCCCTGGTTTAACAGTCTTAAGTGCATGCCAGTTGGCTACAGCACCTTTTAACTGACCTTTCTCAAGTCGATAAACTGGGAATCTTCCTTCAAATTTAGGGACGAGGTAAGACAGGGTGAGAAAAGTCATTACCTTTGTTCTCCGTGCAGTCTGCAAAGACTCAATACACATCATTCTCTCCCTATCCACTGTCATCTCCCTCTCTATCTCAAGGAGTTCTGCACTCAGAGGGTAGAAAGTGACATTCCTCTTTACCGAGCACTCATTGATATTATGCCAATAAGGAGGAGGGATATGAGTGTAGAACAATCCGCTGGGAAGTCGGACTCCTTTCTCTCCACAGTACGTCATTCTGCAGGCTTTGGTGAAATCTTCAAACATTTTGTGCTGATGCTCTATGATGGTTATAGAGTAATTTTGGTTGCTATGGAATGTGATCTCAGCATCAAGAAACTCAGAGCATTGATGACCGACATCGGCTTCTGTAACCCATAACATGTTATCATGCTCTGTTGGGCATACCTTGTTCACACAGATATCTTTCAAAAAGATGGGATCAACGAACCCTATCTTGTAAGGATCATAGCTAACCGAGTGTTCTTCTATGATGTAGAAGACAGCATCATTAGTCTGAGTCTTCATCCAAGCACACTCTGGGGCTGGAAAATAAGGTGGAATCACACTGCCTGTTTTGACCTTTTCTAGTTCTCTTAAACATATGTCTCCTGTCACTTGCACCTTATCAATGGTTTTCTTGATGTCTTTCCCACCTAAGAATCCCTCATAACACTCGGTCGTGTATCTCAGTCCAGAACAGAGATACCCCTTCACCGGTGCTAGTTCGTGGTGTAGTTCTTGGTGTCCTGAGGGAAATGTCTCACTGGATAGCTCTTGATCGGTAGCAACGGGAGATGATATAGGGCACTTCGCATGATCCAACGTGATATTCCTCCAGGGAGAAACCAGCTCTGGATAAAGGAAGAAGGGAGCTGTAACATTCAGTCCTGATGCACTTGAGAGAAAGAGCAGCAAAAGTCCGAAGGAAACCATGATGATTCTCTAGTTAGATATTTGATAATTGAGAATCTATTAGATTTGTTGTTTTTTTCATGGTGTGACTGAGCTCTAATAGTCCATGATGAGGACTAGGTTCTGATTCTCATCTACTTCAAATCTAACTCTCATAGCACGCAGATACTGCAACAGCTCTTTATCTACGTGCTTCATGCTGTAATCCACGAGAGTGTATTCCAACTGGCATCTGATAGACCATTCAGATGTAAGACCATTGCAGAGATACTTCTGGAACTGGTTCCAGGATATCTTTCTATCCATCTCGAATGGTCTACGACTCTTGATCTTTAGTTTGAGCCCTTTTCCGAACTGGACTTTATACACAGTGTTATCACGAGATCTCTGTCCCAGTTTCAAGCCAAAAACTGCTACCATGACCAGTGGCAGCCAAATGTTCTTATATCTCCCCTCTCCTTTATAGTCCATATGCAAATTGATTAAGGGAGCCACAATGGCTTCCATTCTCGTCTCAAACTTGTCTAAACACACTGAGACATCGACCTCTGCTTCAACATTGATGGTTCGATATTGGTAACCATCATCAGGAGGTGCACTTGGTGTGAGATCGTATGATGGTATCTTAGCACCATCATCCCCATCTTCCTTTTTCCCTCGCTTGCTTATGGCCTGGGAGACCTTTCCTTTCGTCCAGGTTATGACGTTCATACTTCCAGAGATCAATTAATCTAAATGTGATATATTAGATTTGTTATAGTTTTTTTCATGAACTCTTTGGGACTTAATTCATATCTATGCTTATCAACTTTATACCTTTGATTTTGTGAGAGCAAATAGCGTGATAATACCATTTCTTCTTGTCATCGAAATCAGTTAAATCACAGCCACCGCAGTAAAGGTTTAGATCTATGTCCAATTTCTTACCGTAGATTGTTATGTACTGGTAGACCGGTAATTTCCCTGAGGATGGTAAACTGACCTTCTTTGCCTTCACCTTCTTAGGAGTGGATTTTGGTGTAGACTTGGCTATAGCCCCAGTATCTGCTTTCGGGGGATCTTGCACAATCATCTTGATAGGTGGAGGGGTAAAGCGCTCTTCAGGAATTTCATCCCTGACCGGAATAGTGGATCGAGGATTTATCGACACCTTTCTCCTATTACGGAAGTCTATCCGGTAGGAATCAATCATCCCCATATCCTCCATATAACTCAAGAGATCATCGATGGCGTCCTGGGGAGTTGTGATCTTCTCTGGAATGTGATACTCTATCCCCCGGTCAAAGTTGATCTTCCTGTAGAACTGAGCTTTTGCGCCTTCTGAGTCTGCAAATCTGTGACTAGAGCATGAAGACGGCGTGCTTTCATCATCATCTTTATCTGATCTGTCTAGGTCAGAATCGGACAAATAAGAGTCATCGCCAAGTCGAGCCTCTTCCTCTCGAGTCAATGTGATTGCTGATAGAGCTTGAGTTAGTGGTGGAATGTCTTTGTCTTTCTCTACTTCATTCTCGTAGGCGTTGTCTGCAGCTTTGGCCACTTCCACCATCCTAGATGGATCATAACTAGGGACTCTAAATCGCTTGCTCATTTTAGCTTTGTTACAGTTTTTTTCATGATTAAGGATTAATGACATCTTGATTGATTACTGTCTAAAATGATTGCGAAGATGGTGACCAATAGTCCCCTCTGGCAGATTCCCATTTCTCTCCATATGTTCCCTGAGAGCGGGCTTATCATCCTCATCCACCCCGTCGTTCTCTTCAATGTACTCGATTATACGAGTAGCTCGAATTTCATGAATTCCTGTCCGAATTGCAGCGTGGGCTCCAGCTGCTGGAATTTCATTTCCTCCCTGCAAGAGAGCGGCTTGGCGAGCGTGGAACTGATCTGCTACCTCGACCCCATCTACCGTCATTCTCATACTCAACTTGGAGTTCTTGATCAAGGTTACAGCCAGACCAGCAGCGTTCTTGATCATGTCCTCTTCAGACATCAGCTCCTTAGGGAGTCTAGCCATTGCTGATCTAGGGACTCCCATGAAGTATCCTGCCGCATGGAGGGTGAAGTGAAGATTGGGATTTGCAGACATGGAGTAAGGGGACTTTGTTGTTAATTCCAAATCAGTTTGATAAGGAAAGTACCCCCTGATATCATCTGCTCCATGCCCCTCAGCAAATACCTGGAAGTACTCGTCAGCTGCTTGTTCCGTCAAGATGTAGACCCCCATATGAGTGGCTGGTATCCCTAGCCGACGAGCTATCTGTCCAACAGCATTTAAGACAGTACATCCCCGGTAGCGAGAAGGCATAGTTGCAACTCTCATTCCAGATCGAGGTGCAGTTGGATACTTGAAGAAGAACATGTCAATAGCCGCTATGATCTTCTTATAGCCCTCCGTTAGACTGCTGGTTACAGTAAATTCTGCAACAAGGTTGATATCATCACGGTTCATACCTACTGTTGGTGTTACAAAGTAGGTATGGAGTATCCCATTGATCCTTTCGCGATATTGTGGAGTGATCTCTCTTCCGAGAGATTTGCGATAGATGCACAGTATCGCATAAAATAGAGAAAGTCTCCTTTCTCTAGTAGACTCCATGGCCTCTGGATCGTCAGGTGGATTCTGTAGATTATGGACATCTAAAATGTTTAGAGGAGAGATGTCCTCTCCTGCGTTGCCAATGACACGCTGATAAGATGTCCATGCCTCCGTACAGCGAACTTGGAAAACTTCAGGCCATTCCCGAATAACCTGGCACATGAATGTGCAAATGACAGGGTCCTTCCACTGATGTTGGCGGAAATCCTGCATCAGTAGAGTGTAAGCCTGCACGGCTGTTTTGTCAAAAACGTGCACACGAGGCTTGGGATGCCCTTCCAAGTTCCCCCATACTGAGGGATAAACTACAGGTTGCCCTGACGTGGTATCATGGCTAAATACAGCCACATTGCGTTTAGCAGGATCAATGGGAGTAACACGAACCATGACTGAATCAGTTTAGGTTTGTTACTGTTTTATTAGGGTGATCAGGGTCATGAGTTTATGGGTATTTGTGTTTAAGCGT